TAAGAGGCCTTCATCTGTAGTTATTGAGTCTATTAATATTTCTGTTGTTTCATAATTTTTATCTACATCATATACTAACACTCTGTTAGCATCTATGCAACGCTCTAAATCCTCTAATAGTACTTCTAGTTCTTCTTGCGGACTGTCTTCGCTTTTGCAGTATACTTTTACACATACTCCAAGCATACCCCAGGCAAAATCAGCTGGAAGATATTCGCGCAGTTCAGTACCTGGCGATAAGTATACGCAAGGAAAATCATTTACTTCGTCCCAAAATTTTAGCTTGGCATAACTTTGGTTTTGCAAGTTGGTTTGGTATGGCTGTGTACCATCAATCAACTTAAACTTTTCAGCTAGGGCTTTTACAATACTTGTTCGTCTACTCATACTAATACTGCCCTTAGTCTAGTTATTTTTGCTTGTGCTGCTACTTGTCTGATTGACCGGCTTATTAACAGTTTAGGGTCTCTGCTGCGTGGTTGTTCCTGACGACCGCCTGCACTAAAAGTTGCATATGGATAGCGCATATAGTTGTAGAAAGCACTAATCATTCCATTACGGCTTTGTGTTAATCGCTCAACACGAACACTTTCTGCAAATCTGCCACTACGTAAGTTAAGTACGTCACGGCGATTACCGGCACCCATGTTTTGCTTAACAGTTTGTACAAGATTAGAGTCTAGTAAGTTTCTTAGATTTATTAAATTACTCTCTAATTTTACTTTATCACTTAATAGTGGTTTTGGTGGACCTTCAGCAACTCTAGGTAATTTTATTTTTTTAGTGCCTTTTGTAAGGCCTACAATTGTGGGTACTTTATTTTTAAACTTAGTAATTTTTTTAGTAGAAACAGTTTGTTTAAAACTCTTTATTGTTTCACCTTTGATTGCACTCATTATACTAGTAGCTATAAAATCTAGTACACTGGCACTGCTGCGACCTATAGTAAGTAATCTAGCTATTCTGTTACCTAGCCCACTTCCTGTTGCCTTAATTAATTCTGCTAATTTTTGTAAAGTTTTACTGTCGCTTTTAGTGCTAGTAGTACGTTCTACTACACTACCTCTATATTGATTAATTATAGCGTTTTCAAACTTTACTATGTTGCCACCAATTTTAACAAATACTTTTAAAAAACCATCGCTAAAACTTTTATCTATAGTTATATAGTCTTCTACTTGTCCGCTTTGCTCTACAAAATTTACGCTTGCTGCTGTTGCAGCCTTTAATCCTTGATCGTCTGCACTAGTATTACTAATAACATCAAATATAATATTAATAAGTTTTGGGCTATTAAATTGTACAACTATTTCATCGCCTTGCTGATAACCAGTAGCGGTATGTCCAAAATTTAATAATTCGCTAATACTATTTACGGTTTTAGTCGAAGCTGCACTTAATCGGGTATTAATTATGTTAGTTAAACTAGCACCTATTGAATCAAAACTTCTATAAATGAATACTTCTCTATTAGGAGTACTTAGATCTGATAGATAAAATGTATCTATAAATATTTCGTCTAATGCATTTAATACTGTTTTTTGTGGCAACTCATACTGAATAGTAGTATTTAGTGCTCTAATTAATCCCCTTTGAGTAATCGATTCACATTTAGGTATAAATTGCTGTACTGAGCTTTTAATAATCTCTAAAATATAAGCAATTTCACTATCAGTAAGTTTGCTCTGTTTAAAATCTTTCTCAAACTTAGGGTCGTACCTATCTCCAAGAGCCTGTTTTAATGAAGGACCAATTACCTGATATTTCTTAAGCTCTTTTTCTATATCAGCATAGTCAATAATCAACATTGTAGGAAAAGAGCGATCTACAATTTGTCTAAAATCTAGATTTTTTCTAGCATATAATCTAGTGTCTTCTGTTTCTCTGCCTTTTTCTCGATAAGTACCAACCGCATTTACTAATTCTTGTGGTAAGTTACTGATAAATTCTACATCAGCAGTTTGTATAGATTTCATTATGTATAATCCGCTACATACTGATCTAGTACACGTTTAATATGTGCTGGAAAGTTTGTTGTAGCTACATACTGTATCTGCGTAACATTGGGCGTTACATCGCGATTTACATGTACAGCACTGTTATTCTTTGAATAGTACTCTACTAAATCCATAACAGCTAATTTTAAATCTTCTGGAACAGCTTCATATCCTGCGGTATATACTACTTTGTATCCTTTTATATATGGCATAAATACGCTAGTTCCAGTACTACGTATTAAGTCACCATCATCAATCCAATCCGTATATTTTACAAGCTTTGTATATGTCTTACCGTAGTCTTTGCTTTGTGATACTTCTTGTATAGTAACTACAGGACTTTCTTTTAATACTAGCTCTGGATAACCACCATCAAAATATTCTGTTTTTGCTTCGTCATAGTAGTCAATAAAAGTTTTACGACAATAAGTTTTTACAAGACTACTAACTTTAGGAATTAAAAGATCGATCTCACTATCTTTATTGGTGCTAGTAATTCCTAGATAATTCTTATAATCTGTTCTAGTAATTAAGTTTGTAGCCATATAAACTCCGTGTTGTCTCTAAAGCCCACCACAATGAGCTTTAGAGACAGGACTCCTAAGAATCCTGTCTCAATTACTAATTAAACGTAACGTACTGCAACTACACCAGCACCTTCGTTACTTGTAAGCTGGCTCATAGCGATACGCATACTTGCCACCATTACACGGCGCTGATTCACTACTTCGTCATCTGTGTCCATACGCATTGCACGATGGTTACCAACTACGAAGTTACGTGGGTTAACTAAAACTGCTAGTGCATCATTAGCGGCTGCACCAGTCATCTGTGCTGTAACTAAAACACGAGTTTGTGTTAACAGACCAACTTGACCTGTAATTAGTGTATTACGTGACTCACTGATCTTGTCTGTGCTCTGGAATTCTGCATCGTCTAAGAGGTCATAGTAAGCGGCCTGGCTAACAAACATGATTAGTTCGCTAGGATCTAGACCCCAAACACCTAGTGCACGACGTGCATCACGGAACTTAGCAGCTGTAAACTTGCCACCAACAGCAACTGTGGGGCTAGCACTTGCTAGTGCGTCATAGCTAGCTAAACCATCGATACCGGCTGCATAAGTTGTAGCACCAACATCGTTACCGATTAGCATAGACTTGTCTAGTGTCTTAGCCATACGACGAACGATAGCGTCACGGATAATAGGAACGATAGCGATTAGGCCATCTTCTTCTTCTTCAAAGTTAACATACTCTTTGGTAGCTAGCTTTGCGCTGCTGATTTCGATTTCTTTTAGAGCATGCTGACGAGCTGTACCACTGCTTGAAGTACCACCAAAGTCGCTGTTAGCTACCCAGGTTGCATCTGCACCAGCATCAGGATTGATAGGCAGCTTCATAAAAGGCTGTGCCATAGCAATCTGACGGATTGTACCAGCAACAACTAGTGCGCGACGAATTTCGTCTTCCATGTTTGTGCTGATTTCTGTTTCCCAATTCTTGCTTGGTAGGCGAATTGCACCACCAGCACCGCCACCACTACCAGCAGCACCAGCTGTACCACCGCTAGCATACTTAGTTGCTAGTTCTTTGTAGTACTTTGTTTCTTCCATTGGGCGCTTTGTGATCTTGCTGATAAATACAGCAGCTTGCTTCTCACTAAAGCTAACGTCACCATTATCACCCTTAGGATCTGTAAACTGCATACGACTCTTTTGAATAGCTTCTAGTTCAGCAGCTTTCTCGCGAAGAGCAGTTTCTAAGCCTTCTAGTGCACTCTTGTGACTTTCAGCTTGCTCGTTAAGACGCTTTTCAACGTCAGCTAATAGGCGCTCTGCACCTGTGTCAACTGTTTGTACTGCGGCAACAGCAGCTTTGATTTTTGCTTCTAGTGCGGCTTCGGCTTTTGCAGCTTCAGCGGCTTCTGTGGCAGCTTTAGTTTGTGCTTCTACAACAGCTTTTGCAGTTTGCTCAGCAGCAGTAGCAGCAGCCTTAGCTAACATCTCTTCTAGTAATTTTGGATCCATGTTCCATTCCTCTTTGTTTGCGCTATTTGCTGGCTGTGAGTCCTCTAGCCCTTTAGCTGATTCTTCCACTGCAAATTGCTGTTTAAATAATTCATATTCCTCTGCACTATCAAATGCTTTGGCTAAACTAAAAAGCGTATTCTGATTGGCAGGTACGCTAACTACACTGATTTCATGTAATTCTAGGTCTTTGATTAAAAATACTTCTGCTTCACTTTTATACTCAGCATCTTTGACCCTAAACCCAATACTAAACGCACTTAAGATACCTTTCTTAATTAGCTTATACACATCGCCGGCAGCATCCGTGATTGCAGCTTTAATCCACAATCCCTTTTCGTCAACTTTGTGATCAACCATTTTACCAACAGGCATGCGCTGGTCATGAAAGGCTAGGATAATTGGATTTTTTAAATAGTTTTCCATACCCTTGGACCAAACACTAGTAGGCACTACATCCCCTACGCGATCAGTATCATTGGTAGAGGCATAACCCTCAATCATGATTGTTTGATCTTCATCGTCCTGTGGTTGTGCTTTAGCAGTAAATTTAGACCCAAAATAAATAATTTTATTTTTTATGTCCATTTACTCACTCGCTCCTTGTGGCCTACCCCCCTGTGCGGGATTGGCTGCTGAACCTGCGATGTTTGCAGGTACTCTAATGGTATCGCCACCTTCTATCTTGGCATACCGTAATTCTGCTCTGGCTTCGTTTGGTGTTATAACGCCACCATTAACTAGTGTTTGATGATAGGTTGCTATATCTTTTAGTTCTGGTTGTAGTGCACTTACAGTGGAGGTGATTGCTTCCACGTCATATCCAAAGTATCGCTCAATTGAGGATATATACAGCTTAACAATTGGCAGTACAGTTTCCAGGTAAAATAACCGTAGATTAGGGGCAATGTTAGCATTGTTACCACCTTGTAGTAATATTGGCGGAACCCCAACTGCAGTCATAATACGCTCGCCGTGTGTTTTAATTGCATTATCAAAGTCTAGATCACTAAATGATTGCTCTGACAGACGCATAGGTTTCAATCCACTATCTAGGATAATGGGTCGCTTGCCACCCGACTTAGCATTATATCGCTGCTGCCAGTACTGCAGTGTTTTTTCCTTAGCAACCTGCGATAAACTATTCTCCGACGTAAGCACTAAGCCAAATACAGTGCCATTATCAAAAAACTTTTGCTGAAACTCCTGCATTGAGAATAATATATTAATATTTTCTATACAGCTCTGCAATCGACTAGCACCGCGGTAGATACTCTCACTATTAATGTCCTTAAAGTAGAATACCTCATTATCCTTAAACTCTACCGTACCACTATACCTAAACCCCTTAATAAAGGTTTTAGGATCGCTGTGTATTTCTACATTGGCGGCTGGCAGGTGGTACATAAAAGTACCATCAAAGTGTATGAAAGCATTGCCATCTAGTAACAGGTCCTTAAAGATCTCACGTCTAAAGTCTTGTGCTGACTGGTAAGGATTTGGTCTGTAGTTTAATAGTGTGTTTAATGTTTTTTGGCGAACGCCTAGCGTTACACCATCTACTACTTTGTCTTTTATGTCATAGTCTAAGCTAGCGCAGGCTGCTACAACCATGTTTACTGATCTGTTTACACTATCTATGTTCTTAAAGGCTTGCTGGTAGCTAAGTAGTCTACCTTCAGTACCAATAGTACCGCCTTCATCATAGTGTATTTGTTGCTGAGCTGGATTTAGCTTTTCACGAATCCAGCTACTGATCTTTTCTAGTGCCACTTATTTCCCCTAAAAATTGTGAGAAATAGGAACCATAACTAGACCCACGAAAATTACTAGCACCATTAATATGCTTTTCCTGCTGCAATTCAATCCAGCGTTTTTGCTTTAGTACACTACTAGGAGCTGGGCTCTTACCATAGATTCCATGCAGCTGAACATGATGACGATTGCATAGGGTATATACAAGTTCATATATTTCTGCGTGGTGTTCAGCAATAAACTGGTCTCGAATGGCTAACACGGCTTCATCACTACTAATATCGACGCCACCACGGCGTGCCCAAGTTTCTAGTAAATAGGTAATTGAGTGCAGGTGGTGAAGCTCAAGTTCACTAGTAGTTTGACATATATAACAGTGATTAGACTTTTCATAAGCTGACTTGGCTTTGTCCCTAATCCACTTAACGGCTATGCGTTTATTTGTGTTTATAGCCACATTTTACTCCAATTTTGACTATTATAGCCTAAAACCAACCACCAATTCAACTCAAAATTTCTAAGACCTATACGGTATAGCTGTAAAGTGCATAACGAACTGCATCAGCCATGTGACTATACTCATCATGCTTGGGCCTTTCCTTGGTCAAACCTTCACGAGTATCCCAGCGATATTGATCTAGCATTGCTAGGACGTGTACACAATCTTTGTGGACTAATAATCTGCCTTGCTGTACTAGGGTTTGCACATAGGCGATACCTGGTAATACATCCTTTTTAGCCCTAGTAGTAGCTATGTCATAATTATAGGCCAAATCCGCCGCAAACTGTGCTGCTGCCGAATCAATAAATACGATCTCAACACCCCAGTGCTCCATCATTAGCCTAAAGCGACTAGCATGCTCACTAGTATTCTTTTCCGACTCTAAGTAGTCCTCTACACAGTAGAACTTGTCACTACTAGGATCATATATGATGTTAACCCAAGCCGTAGCATCACGGTAGCCTGGATCACATCCAGCAATTGCTTCGCCACGTAATCCCTCAGGTAATTCGTCTAGGATATACTCAGGCTTAAAGCCTTCATAGATTTGTCCTAAATAGGTACTAAACGAAGCCATGTACTCCTGCTCAAACTCTGATTTAGGCATGCTGCGACGTGCTTCCTCAACGTCCGACTCAGCCATGCGGGTATTCTCTGTATAGTCAGCTTGTAAACTAATCCACTCTGGAAAATTACTATCAAATCCACGCTGCCAAAATCTAGAGAACCAGTTGTTTTTGCCGCGAGGTGTACTAATAAATATAGCTTTAGCACCTTGACGGTCTAGTGTTGGTCTTAGTGCAACATTGAAAGCATCCTCGCCACGCTCCGATAGTGCAGCCTCATCAAATATGATAAGGTCATAGCTGCGACCCACGGTACTATCGACTGTGCCGACACTTCCCATGCGGATAGTGGAACCGTTTTCCAGTTCGATAACCCTGTCTTTAAGATTGTCACGAGCTACCTCCAAGTCAAAGTGTTTGATCAATCTGCGCTGCAACTCAAAGCTGATTGAGCTAAGATTATAGTTGGGCGAAATAATAAGCACATTACTATTAGGCACTAGTGTTACTAGTTGACCTATAATGTTAGCTATGTAGGTTTTACCCAGTCGGCGTGCTAGTGCGGCACAGATAAATCTGTAACGTGGATTATTGGCTGCGTTGATTAGTGCCACCTGTGGGCGATTTATTGTGTCGTATAAGTTAAGCAGCTTTAAATAGTTATCTATGGGTAGCTTAATAAACCGCAGTTTAGGGTCGTACTCTGTGATATAGTCACAGTCTATGTCTGGTCTACTTACTACGAGCATGGAAAAATTCTACCAATAAAATTGTTGCTAAAATGCTGAGAAATATGCTGGCTAGGGCGAACCACATTATACACCATCACCACTAATTAATTTATGTATAAGCTGACCATACTTTGAGCCGTCAGTTTCGTTAATCTGTACGTTAACCTGCTTTTGGGGTCCCTGTGTGCCTTGCTTTAGTTTCTCCAATTGAATCTCGCGGTCTAGGAGATCCATGCTCATTTTATGGCTTAAGCTGAGCAGGTCTGCTATGTCTTTGCTTGATCCGACCCCTGACTCCTCCAACTCCTGAAACTTTTGCTGGATTAGACTATCCATAGCCTTACGCATAAGAAACTTGTTGTTGAAACCAGTATCAAAGAATACTTGATCTATGTAGCCACGTACCTCACGGCGGGCTAGTGTGGTTACTACCAGTTCTTGGCTGATGTCTAGTTCGTTGGCAACTTTACGTGCGTCTTGTACTTGTAAGTAGCAGTTGGCGATTTCTAAGGCCTCGGGACTTATCTTAACGGTTTCGGCTGGTAGGTGAGTTGACATAGTTGGCTCCAATTTTGTTTTGATTATAACACTTAGACTGGTTGTTGTGCAAGTTGGAAATTTTTGTGGGGTTGGGTGTTACGGTTTAGGGTCAGGTGTTGTGTTGGGTGTTACGGTTTAGGGTCAGATTTGGCACCTTAGGGGTTTCAAAAAATTCTAAAAATAGGCCGTGTTGGAGGGCCCCTCGGTTATAATTTACATAACGGTCTAATAACCGCCCTAGTTAGGTATAAATTCTATAATCTATTATAATATAAATTCTATAATCTATTACAAAATTTGTACTAAAGATTAGAATCAACCTAACCCGACAGACGGTAGCTCCAGGCAGACAGGCGGCGAATTATTGACTTGCATTGCCCGCTAGATTGGCCTATAATAGAATTTCTTTCAACAGCACAGGAGTAGCGAAAATGGCAGAAGCCAAAGCCCCTAATTATACCCCAGAGCAGACTGCCCGCATGGTAAGCGATTACCAAGCTGGCATGGC